ATCTGACATTACGTAATCTCCATTAAACTCACTAATATTTTTACACCATTTCCTAAAATTTTGATAGCATCTTGTTGCTCTAAAACTACAGGGTGTGTGAGAACCTCTGATTCCGTTCCGTCAGCAAGGCTATCCTTAAATAATTCTATATCGAGAGGTGAACTCGCATCATAATCATGCACAGATACTGTGGTTGTGACAGCACCGCCAGATTGATTAGATAACCTAATACTCTTTACAATAGCCGTAGTAGGTAAAACTGGTGGCACGGCACCCTCATTTGCCGTTGGAACAGTATAAACGGCAGTCAAAGAGCCTGTTGCGGTCTTAGAAAAACTTTTAAATAAATCAGCCAAGGAAAAAACTCCTAGCTGTGGATTCATCTTTTATGTCTTGTTGAAATCCAAAATTAAGCTGTTGTGTTATCTGTTCAAGAATACGTATCAACGCATCAAATTGTGATGCTTCATATTCTGGTGTTGAATCAGGTAATCTAGTCGTTGATATTTTAGCCATAAAAACCTCCTTGAGGATTAAAAAAATATCCTAATCCACTCATGTTAAATCTAGGTTGCATACCA